AACAAGTCGAAGAATTCGAAACTGGATGAGACAGCGATAGCCATTGTTAAGGTTAACACCAAAGGCTGGTGGGTTGCTGACATACTACATGGTAGGTGGGATGTCCGAGAGACAGCAGTACGTATATTAAAGGCTGCAAAGGATTACAGAGTTAGTTGTGTTGGGATAGAGAAAGGTGCACTGAAGAATGCAGTGATGCCTTATATGCACGATCTAATGCGTAGGAATGGATTCTATCCTAGGATTGAAGAACTAACGCATGGTAATAAGAAGAAAGCAGATAGGATTGTTTGGTCACTACAGGGTCGATTTGAGCATGGTAGGATTGTTTTAAATGAAGGTGACTGGAATTATCAGTTCTTAGACCAACTGATGCAGTTCCCAGACACTAAGACACATGATGATTTGATTGATGCACTTAGCTACATTGATCAAATACAAACTGCAAACTGGAATCAAAACCTTGATGAAGAAGAATTTGAAGTATTGGACCAAGTAGCAGGCTATTAGGATAACCAAACATGAAATTTGAATCCGAAATCACTCCTCAGAATGCTCTAGTAGCATTTGTGATGGATCGATGCAACAACTGGAGGGACTACAGAGATGAGAATTACCTCCCAAGATGGGAAGAGTATGAACGTCTTTGGCGTGGAATCTGGGCTGATGAAGATAAAACCAGACAATCTGAGCGTTCAAAGATCATCTCCCCTGCCCTACAGCAGGCAGTAGACAATAAACAAGCTGATCTTGAAGAAGCTGTGTTCGCTAAAGGACAGTTCTTCGACATCAGTGATGACGTTGCTGACCAGGATAAACAAGACATTGAGATCTTACGTACTCGTTTGTCTGAAGATTTTAAGAAAGACAAGATCAGAAAAGCTATTGGTAATGTCATGACCTTAGCTGAGATCTATGGTACTGGTATCGGTGAGTTGATTGTTAAGCAAAAGAAGGAGATGGCTCCAGCAACACAGCCTTCAGCACAGCCTGGACTGTCTATGATTGGTGTCCGAACCAACAATCGCATTGCTGTGCAGTTAAAACCCATCAATCCTAAGAACTTTATCATTGATCCTAACTCAACAAGCATTGAAGATGCTATGGGTTGTGCCATTGAAGAGTATGTAGGTAGACATGCAGTCATCAAAGGCATGGAAGATGGTGTATACAAAGCAGTTGCACTCGGTGATGCTGCTGTAGATACTGACTTAGAGCCTGATCAAGACCTAACATATTACCAGAATGACAAGATTCTTATGTTAAGGTACTATGGTTTAGTGCCTAGAAAGCTATTAGCAAACCCTGATGACATGGCTTATGAAGATGATGAGCTATATTCAGACATGGTTGAGGCTATGGTGGTCATTGCAAACGGAGAAGCCCTGCTAAAGGCTGAAGAAAACCCGTTTATGATGCAAGATAGGCCTGTAGTTGCTTACCAAGCTGACTCAATTCCTGGTCGTTTCTGGGGTCGAGGAACGGCTGAGAAGGCATACAACATGCAAAAGGCTGTTGATGCTCAGTTACGTAGCCATTTAGACTCTTTAGGGCTTACAACAGCTCCTATGATGGCTGTAGACGCTACAAGACTGCCTAGAGGAGCTAAATTTGAGATTCGTCCTGGTAAAACCATCCTAACTAATGGTAATCCTAACGAAATCTTAACACCATTCAAGTTTGGTAACACAGATCCAGCTAATTTACAGTCTGCACAGGTCTTTGAACGGATGATGTTGCAGGCTACAGGTACATTAGACACAGCAAACCTCCCTGCACAGGTCTCTGGTGGTGAAGCAGCCACTGCTGGTCTTGCTATGGCAGTGTCCGGACTGATTAAAAAGAACAAGAGATCGTTGGTTAACTTCCAAGAAGACTTCTTGATTCCTTTTGTAGAGAAAGCAGCATGGAGATACATGCAGTTTAGTCCTGATCGCTATCCAGTACAAGACTTTGACTTTGTTGCTACCGGTACGATGGGTATGATAGCAAGAGAGTTTGAACAAGCACAGATACTTGCATTGTTGTCTACACTTGGTCCGAACAGTCCTATCGTTCCTCTGTTGTTACAAGGTGTTATTGAGACTTCTTCGTTGCCTAACAAAGAAACATTGTTAGCTCAGTTGGCTCAACTTGCTCAACCAGACCCACAACAGCAGCAGATACAACAACAAGCAGCACAGTTGCAGTTAGCAGATGCTGAGGCTAGTGTCCGAGAGAAACAAGCTAAAGCTGCTAAGGATGCTGCTGAGGCTCAGAAGACAGCGATAGAAGCACAGTTGCTTCCTGAAGAGACTCGTGCTAAAATAATGGCAGCAGTGTCTAAGAACTTACCAAACCAAGACGATGCTGCTAAGACTGAGTTTGACCGTAGAGTCAAGATAGCAGAGTTAATGCTCAAAGAAGCTGACTTAGCGAACAACACCAAGATTGTAGAAATGCAGATGAGTAAAGCTGGTGTACTCCCTGGTGATGAAGATATGCTCAACGAACTACTTGATAAGTTGACCGACAATGGCTAAAGAACTTATTGATGCAGTAATGCAGGCTTCTTCACGAGATAAGAAACTCTTGTTGAAAGAGTTAATTGCTGGTCTTCGTGAAGAGAAACAGAAACATGATCTGGAGGTAAACAAGACTAAATCCGCTTACATCGTTGATGCCTTTAAACAGATTGAAGATAGACTTACCGCTAAGTACAATGAGATCAAAGATCTTTCTACAAAGAAAGGTGATCCTGGTAGAGATGGTAAGGACGGTGTAAACGGTAAGGATGGCCGTGATGGTACAAACGGTATTGATGGTCGTCCAGGTAAAGACGGTATTGATGGAAGAGACGGTAGGGATGGTGTTGATGGTGTAAGTGTTACCAATGTATTCATTGACTTTGATGATCAGTTAGTTGTTGAACTATCTAACGGACAACAAATCAATGCTGGTTACGTAACACGTATCGCTAGTGATGCTGTAGTTCAGATGTTCAAACAAGGACAGATGAGCATCACAGAACTACTACCAGATCAGACAGGACATGCTGGAGAAGTTCTCTCCACAGATGGTGATGGTAATCTATCTTGGATTGCTGGTGGCGGTGGAGGAGGCGGTGGAGGCACTACAACCTACTCAGTGACGTTTAACAGCACTGGTTCTGGCGCAGCCTCACCAGTATCCTTTAATGGCTCTGTAGCCCGTACAATCAGCTACAACACCCTTGGTGCTCCTAGCATTACAGGTACAAACGCTACTGGTACTTGGAATATTGACATTCTAGGTAGTGCAGGTACTGTCACTAACGGTGTATACACAACAGGTAGCTACAGTAATCCTTCATGGATCACAGCATTAGCTTGGTCTAAGATTACATCAACACCAACAACCTTATCAGGTTATGGTATCTCTGATGGTGTAAGCACTGGTGGTAGCTATAGCAATCCTACGTGGATTACATCACTGGCTGGATCAAAGATCACTGGTAACATTAGTGGTAATGCTGGCACTGCAACAGCGATTGCTGGTGGTGCTGCTAATAAGATTGTTTATCAGCTTGGTGCTGATACTACAGGCTTTATTGATGCTCCTACCACATCAAATACCTACCTTAAGTGGAGTGGAACAGCATTCGGTTGGGATACTGTTGCTGCTGGCGGTGGTGGTACAACAACCAATGCAGTTACTTTCAACAATAGTGGTAGTGGTGCTGCATCAGGAACCACCTTTGATGGTTCTGTAGCACGAACAATCAGTTACAACACCTTAGGTGCTGCTAACTCAGGTGCTAACACAAACATCACTAGCCTAGACAGTATCACTGGTGGTATTAGCTCACCAGACTTCATACAGTTTGACACAGCAGCTACGGTTACTGGTGCTGTAGGTAAATTATGGTATGACAGTGGTGATGGATCATTAGTTACTCGTCTAAAAGGTAACAATGTTGATCTCCAAGTAGGTCAAGAGAATGTTGTCTTAGTATACAATGGTTCAGGATCTACGATTACAAAAGGTAAGGTAGTTGCTGTATCAGGTGCTCAAGGACAACGACCCAGTGTAGTGCTTGCTGACGCAGATACGGAATCCTTGTCCGCACCTACACTAGGTGTAACAGCAGAAGACATTGCTAACGGTGCAGAAGGCTTTGTAGCCACCTTTGGTGTGATTAGAGGTATTGATACCAGTGCATTCACTGCTGGTGACGATGTTTACTTATCACAGACTGCTGGTGGATTTACAGCAACAAGACCATCAGCACCAGCACATACGGTATTCCTAGGTTGGGTTGTTAAGGTTAACGCCTCTTCAGGTGAGTTGTTCTTAAATATTAACAACGGTTGGGAACTGAATGAGTTACACAATGTTAAGATTACTTCTGTTGCCAATAATGATATACTTCAGTATGATTCAGCAAACCAATACTGGAAGAACATTGCACCAGCGTCAGTTACAGGAACTTGGGGTATCAGCATCACAGGTAATGCTGGTACAGTAACGAATGGTGTATACACAAATGGTAGTTATGCAGATCCAACATGGATTACATCGTTAGCTTGGAGTAAAATAAGCAGTACACCTACAACGCTAAGTGGTTACAGCATCGCTGACGGTGTATCTACAGGTGGTAGCTATTCAAACCCAACATGGCTTACAGCCTTAGCTGGATCAAAGATAACAGGTGATATCAGCGGTAACGCAGGTAATGTCACTGGTACAGTAGCAGTTGCTAATGGCGGTACAGGTGTTTCAAGCATAACAGGTATCGTAAAAGGTAATGGTTCTACAGCATTCACTGCTGCTGTATCCGGTACTGATTATGCACCAGCAACTAGTGGTACATCTATCCTGTACGGTAATGGCTCTGGTGGTTTTAGCAACGTTACGATAGGCACTGGGTTAAGTTTCTCTGCTGGTACGTTATCTGCCACAGGTGGCGGTGGTGGAGGATCATCAACGATCCTAGAGAATGATCAAACAATTTCTTCAAACTATACAGTCACTGCCGCTAAGAATGGTATTAGCGTTGGACCTGTTACAATTAACACCGGAATCGCTGTCACTGTAGGTACTGGACAACGATGGTTAGTCATGGAATAAGGATAAAAGATGTCTAATATTAAAGTTCAAGGAAATGCTAGCGGTACTGGTACACATACACTACAGTCCGCTAATACTAACTCTAACCGTACTGCTACGTTGCCTGATGCGGATACAACGCTTGGCTTCCTAAACGTACCTGTTAGCTCTACCACGACCACAATGGCTACTAGCGATGTAGGCAAGGTTATCTCTTTGTCCGCTGGTATCACCATTCCTAACTCAACCTTCTCTGCTGGTGATGTTGTATCACTGTACAACAATACATCAGGTAGTCTAACGATTACATGTACGATCACTACAGCATACATTGCTGGTACTAATACAGACCAAGCTACTGTGTCATTAGCAACCAGAGGTGTAGCTACTGTATTGTTCATTAGCGGTACAGAGTGTGTTATCACTGGTAACGTGAGCTA